GAAGTGTGAAGTTGTTGGATTTGTCACCAAAGATTCAGACAACTGTGTCACATTTACACATTGGATTGTGCGTCATGAAGATTTAGAGATGATCAAAGACAATGTTGAGCACACAACAATCTTGAAAGCAGCAATCATTGACATTGAAAAACTCGACTAGTCATGTTACAAGTTCTCTTATAGGAGAATTGTATGACAATCAATGAAGCAAATAAAATTTGTGCAGAATTTATGGGGAACACCGATCCTATTCCTTCCAATATAGATGAACTAAGCGACAAACAAAAGAGAGTGTACTTACCTTATATGCACTCACTCGACTCGCTTATTCCTATCTGGGAGAAGTTAAATCAATTTCCTAATATATATAGATATAAATCTCACTATCAAGTATCAATGGCAATATTAGGTAGGTATGTAGTCAGAGAAATATTAACTGAGGCTTGTGTACTCGCAACCGCAAAGGCAATTAAGGAATTAAAAAAATGACAACAGACTATGATTTCAAAAGACTTCATGAAAAAAATGAATATCAAGAACCAGAAAACAAGGTTCAGCATGGAAACATACTTCTTGGTGATCTCTCTGGATTGCTTGAAGCTTATAAGCAAGGACTGATCAAAAGAACAGATATGCTGAGTTATTTTTCATATGAAGAGATGATGTTGATTGTTGCTGGAACACGTGTTCAGAAAGGAAAGAATGATGCTGTGTAAGAAGAGAAGTTGTGAGAATGAATTGAGTGAGTTGCTTGAAGTTCAACATGGAATGTGTGCTGAGTGCTTTGAAGATGAGGTTGATCACCATATGGATGAAAGATATGAGAGAGAGCATGGAGAGAAAGATGAATACGGAAACTGAGATAAAACAAATTTCTTGTCAGAGAATTCTTGATATGTGGAATAAGCAGAGAATGACAATCTTTGAGAAAGATGCAGAGATTCAAAAACTGCAAGAGAAGTTGGACTGGATTCAAGAGCAGTTTGCGATACTTCTTACAGGTGATCAACATAGGTTCTCCAATACTGACATCAATGACTGGCAAAACTCAATCATCGGGCAATCAGCAGATAAGAAAAACAAGTGACTGATCGAGTCAAGTAAACAAAATAAAATTGCTGCTTAAGAATTCAATTGATTCTTTCCGAGTATATTTATATAAGAGTTCATGATCTGAAAGTGCATTTGGGACAAGCACACAAAACCTATTCCAATGTGAAATAAATCTCTTGATCAGAGAGTAGTGTCTTTCCCTTAATATTGGATGACAGAGCTTGGGCAAACCACACAGAGACAGAGGTTCAAGTGACCAATAAGAGCAAGGAAGTATCACTGCATAAATAGGAAGCAAAAACTTCTTTTGAGAAACTAGTTCTTTGGTGTGTTTCTCTAGTCCAAGTGTGTGATGTGAATATTAAATCTTGGAACTCTCAGTAAGAAGTGAAAACCTATTAGAAGCAAGTAGTGTTGTATTATCACAGCAAAGCTCTGTTGTGTCTGAAAGTGAAAATCATAGGCAAAAGAGATTGGATTGACAGAGCACTAAGGTCAAATTTATTATTGACGATAAGAACATGAGTTTAAACTAAGGTTGATAATGAAAGAAAGAATTGAGTGGTCTACTGAAAACTGGACTTTGAATAAACTTATTCCATATGACAAGAATCCAAGAATCATAACAGAAGTTGGATTGGACCAATTGAAAGAATCATTTGATGAGATTGGTTTTGCACAACCAGTGAATATTAATACTGATGGAACAATTCTCTCTGGACATGCAAGAGTTCAACAATTGAGAAGAGAATTCACTGAAAGTGTTGACGTTTATATTCCAAACAGAAAGCTGACTCCAAAAGAAGAGGAAGCTGTGATCATAAGAATGAATAAGAATGTTGCTGGTTCATGGGACATTCAGTCACTCAATAGTGAAGAGTGGAATCAAGATGAATTGCTTGAGTGGGGATTCACAGAAGAAGAGCTTGATATTCCAGAGATTGAGTCAATTGAAAGTTCAGAACAAGATGATGTTGTTCCAGAACTTCAAGACGATCCAATTACAAAGAAAGGTGACATTTGGTTGCTTGGAAAACACAGAGTAATGTGTGGTGACTCGACTATGATTGATGATGTTGAAAAGCTGATGAAGGGTGAGAAAGCTGATATGGTATTTACTGATCCGCCTTATAATATAGCAAGTGACTCAAAAAATTTTGCAGCAAACACGTCTAAGGCAATGGATGATTTGAAAAATGCCGAGTGGGATAAGAATTTTAACATTATGGACTTTTTGTCTTTGCTGCCAACAATAACAAAAGACTCCTGCACATACTATGTCTGGACTTCTCATTTTTTAATTTCTGATATATGGGAGTTTGCAAAGGAATCAATGGATTTCCATGGCTACCTTGTGTGGGATAAACCCAATCCTATGCCATCATTAAGCAAAAGACACCCAACATGGAATACTGAACTCTGCGCATATTTTACAAGAGGTAGCAAAAGAGACGTAAATTTCCCAAGTGGGGAGCATTTTTTATCTTGCAGAGAAGTTGTAAAAAAATCAGATGGGTCGCACCCAACGCAAAAGCCGCTTGAGTTAATAGAACCCCTTATAAGTTTTTCTAGCAATCAAGGAAAAGTTATCTTGGATTCTTTCCTCGGCTCAGGCTCAACCCTAATAGCAGCGGAAAAAACAAACCGAAAATGTTACGGCATGGAGCTTGATGAAAAATATTGCGATGTTATTATCAAAAGATGGGAAGAATTCACTGGTGAGAGTGCAACACTTGAATCGAGTGGTGAGTCATACAAACAATTAGTTGAGCAATCTGCTCGCAACGTGGAGCAATAATTTATGCCATTCGTGAAAGGACAATCTGGAAACCCAACAGGTAGAAAACCTGAAACTATGGGAAGAAAGAACATGAAGAAAATCATGAACAATGAGATTGATCGAATAGCAAAATATTCATTCGGAATGACTCTTGTTGAATTGAAAGAAGTACTGAAAGATGCTGACCAACTTACAGCAGCAGCACAGCTCTTGTTGTCTCAAATCAAGAAAGGAAACTTGAAAGCTCTTGAGCTTCTCATGGATCGAGTTCTTGGAAGATGTATGCAACAAACTCAAGTTGAAGTAAGCAGTGACAAAGGTGTGACTTTCACACTAGTCAAAGAATCAGAAAATAGGAAAGAAGATGAAGCTGACTAAATATAAAGAATTCATTTCAAAGTTTCATATCAAAGATAAGAAGTTCTGCTCAATGGTTGAGTGTGCTTATCAAGATGACAGAAAGGTCATTTATGAGATTGGAACAATTCATGATCTTGAATCCCTTCAAACTCTTCTTGATGATATGAGATTGTTTTATATTGAGAGTCAAAATGAAAAATAAGAACTTTCTTTCAATCAATAATGAATTTGGATCATATCAGATAAGAATGGAAGCAATTGATATTCTCAAGTACTGTCATCTCAGAGAAGAAATGAGTGTGCTTGTCAAAGGTGCTGACACCATGAAGTTCAAAGTCTCGAGAGATGACTATGAGAAAACAGCACAATCAATGTCCAGTAAGGAAAACAACTGAACAAAACAATTCAACTTCTTGATCATCAGTGGGACATCTTAAGATTGACACATAAGTACAATCTATTACTTGGTGGAATTGGATCAGGAAAGACGTGGACTGGTTTTCCTTGGTTGTTGCAAAAGTGCAGTGACTCACCAAAGTCTCTTGGATTGATCACTGCAAACACTTATGGTCAATTACAGAAAGCAACTCTCACCAGTCTATTCAAAGCACTCTCAGAATATGAGATTGATTTCAATTACAACAAAAACACATCAATTCTCACTGTACTAGGTAAAGAATTTATTTGCTTATCAATGGAGAACTTTGACAACAACAGAGGAATTGAAGTTGGTGAGTGGTGGGGAGATGAAGCTGCATTCTATTCCAAGGAAGCTTTTGATGTCATGTGTGGAAGGCTGAGAGATTCCAGAGGAAAGCTTGATGTGCTACTTACAACAACTCCAAATGGATTCAATTATCTTCATTCTTATTTTGCAGATGATGGAGAGTTTCATGACTCAACTCTATATAGATATGTGAAAGCAAAATCAAAGCTCAATAAGTTCTTACCAGATGGATACATTGACTCTCTTATGTCTCAATATGACAGCAAATTAATTCTTCAAGAATTGGATGGTGAGTTTGTTCAAACAAACAGCGGACAAATATATTGGGCATTCAATCGGGACTTACACTTGAAAGATGTTTCTTACAAGAGTGGGCATCAGATATATTTGGGAGTTGACTTCAATGTGAATCCAATGACTGCTGTTTTCGGTCAAGTATATGATGACACTCTCCACATATTTGATGAGTTATTCTTGAAAGATTCAAACACATCAGCATTATGTTCAGCAATCAAAGCAAAATATGGAACTCAAGTGATTGTCATTCCAGATTCAACTGGTATTAAAGCAACAACCAATTCCAACCGATCAGATCATCGAATACTTAAAGACGCTGGATTCACAGTCAAGAGTGCAACAAATCCTTTCAGGATTGACCGATATGCATCTGTGAATGTAAACTTTGAAAAGCATAAGATAATTATTGATAATAAGTGCAAACATTTGATCAAGGATTTAGAGCAAGTGAGTTTTAAAGAAGGAACTGACAAACCGCTGACAACAAACAGTGATTTGACACATATCTCAGATGCTCTTGGCTATCTTGTATTCAGGACAATCAATCCATTCAAAGCAAAAGCAAAACCGATAATATTAGGATAAGAAACATGAAGTTTGATTTGAACAATGACAGTCACATTCAACTGATTCTGAAAGATGTATATTCAGCAGATAATGATGAATACAGGAAAGAGATTGATAAGCAGTGGAGAATCTTAAGAGGTGATCTGAAACACTTTGTTGATGAACACTTGAGAGAGATATTCCCAAAGACATATGCTTCATTCACACCAAGTGAAATCAATCTTGCTTCAAAGATTTCTCATAAGAGAGCACAAGCTTATAAAGAATCACCACTAAGAATTCTCTCAAAAGATAATGAGACAGAAGCTTACAATGAGATCATGAAAGATGTTGGTGCAAAGTGGGTTTGGAGAGATTTTGATCTCTATAAGAATCATTTGAAATCAGCAGCAATGTGGTTTTCATTCTATGAGAAAGATGGAGCACAAAAGATCAAGTTGAGAGCTTTGCGTCCAAATCAGTTTTCAAGAGTTGTGAATGATAAAGATGAGACAGCAGCTTTTGTTGTGCACCTTGGAAACAGCGAGTCATCAGCAAACAGAATTGATGGTGATGGAATGCAGTCAGTCACTCAAGATGAACCAGAAGATAATATTTCAAAAGATGTTGCAATCTGGACTGAATCTCAACACGTAGTCATCAGAATTGAGAGTGCAAAAGATGGATCAACTTCATTCAAGAGAATGATTCTTGCTGATAATGAAGATGGTGTGAATCAACTTGGAATGATTCCAGCAGTCTTTGACCAGGATGGTTCAGAGATGGAAAGAGCACCACTGAATCCATTATCAAATCAAACAATCACATTGAACTATATTATGAGTGTAATATTCACAGCAGCATCAAGTTCTGCTTTTGGTCAGTTGGTGATCAGTCATCCACAAGAACAACCAATGAGTGATACGCTTCAACAAGGTTTGTTCACATTCATGAAACTTCCACAAGTTGGTGGAGAAGAACCAGCAACGACTGCTGACTATATAAACAGTTCACCTGATCTTCAATCTATGATGGAAGTATTCAGACTATATGCTGCATCAATTCTTGATGAACATGGTGTGAAGTCAGAAGGAATCAAAGGTGGAGTTCAAGAGTTTGCATCTGGAATTGACCGCTTACTCTCAAATGCCAGCACTGTTGAAATTGTTGAAGCAAATCAGGAATCATATGCAGAGAAAGAACAAGAGTTATTTGAAATCATCAAAGAGTTCTTATCACTTACTGGACAAGTAAACTTCTCAACAGAAGAGATCATTGTTCAATATAAGAAACCACGTCCAATGCAATCAGATGCAGAGCTTCTTGAGATTGTTGAAAAGAAGTTGCAGTTGGGACTTATTGAAGAATGGGAGAAGTTCATAGTGTTCAATCCGAACATGAGCCAAGATGAAGCAATGAAGAAACTTGAAGCAATAGATGAAGCAAAACAAAAACATATGGAGTTGTTTGTTGATGGGAAAGATACCAAACAAGGTGAGCAAGGTTTTGAAGCTGGAAGAGATGAGTCCAGTCTACAAGAAGAGCAACCAGAAGATGAAGATTAAGAAGAAAGTTGGTGAGTTTGTAGTTGAACAGATCAACAATTTTCTTGATGGTTCTCTCAGTCCAGTCAGTGGAGGTTCTTATAAGAAGTTCAAAGCTGACAAGAAACCTTCACAGCTATTTGAAGATGGTGACATGAGATCATCAATCAAGTGGAAGTCAGTCAAAGGTGGAATTGATATTGGTGTCTTTAATAAGAAAGAAGTTCCAAAAGCATTCAATCACAATGATGGTGACACCTTACCACAAAGAAAGTTCATTCCTGATGAAGATGAAAACTTCAAGAGAATCATAGTCAATGGAATCAAAAGAATATTGAAAGGTGAAGATGACTCTTAAGGCAAAGATGACAAAATCACTTACTCTTAAGACTTTGATTCCTGACATCAAGAAGTCATTCTTATCTCAAGGAAACAGAAAGATCATAAGAGATGAAATCAAAGAGAAGATTCAATCTGGTGTTTCACCAGTTGCTGGATTCAATAGATTCAAGAAGTATTCAAAAGGATATGCAAAATTCAAAGGAAAGTTTCAACCAGTAGACATGAAAGTGAATGGAGATATGCTTGATTCAATGCAAGTGAGAACAACAAAGAGTTCTTTCTTAATAGCATTCAGAAGTATTATTGCTGACTACCACAACAGACTTGGTGCTGGACGTGGGAAAGTTATAAGAAGATTGCTCCCAACAAAGAATGGTGAAAGATTCAAGAAAGACATACAAAATAGAATTCTGAGAATGCTTGAAGGAGCTTCAAGGAAAAGTATTAAGAAACAAAATAGGAGAAGCTAAGATGGACGTGAAAGAACTTTCAAGTCAACCAAGTGAAAACTTGAACAAAGAAGTAAGTGTGGAAAGCCTGATGAAAGAGATTCAAGAACTCAAAGCAAGTAAGCAGAGAATTCTTGATGAGTCAAAAGGTTACAAGAGTAAATTTCAAGAAGCATCTTCAACACTTGATGTGATTGAAAGAGAGAAGCTTGAGAAAGAAGGAAAGACAGATGAGATTCTTTTGAAAGAACGAGAAGAGAAGTCAAAGTTGATGGACAATCTCAAGGACTTGAAAAACAAGACTTTGAGAGCAAACATCATGAGTGCTCTTTCAAGTTCTGCTAAGGATGCCCACTCAATTGATGATCTTCTGAGTTTGAAGAGTGCTTCAATGATTGAGTTTGATGAAGATTCATTGATGCCAGTCAAAGACACTGTTGAGACTTTCTTGAACTCTGTGAGAGAAGAGAAACCTTATTTGTTTGGAAGCAAAAGAGTTGCTCCAATGCTGGATGGAAAACCATCTGGCGAGAAACCAAAACCAAAAACACGAACTCTTGAAGATGCACTCAAAGGTGTGATCTCAAGATAATTAAGGAGAAGAAAGAATGGCCGATATTTTAACAGGTGTCACAGAAACAGTTGCAGCAGCACATGAAGAAGTTTCAAAAATGGCACAAGAGTATTTAGTTCAACAATCAGTTTTGATGCCAGCAGTGAGTGATTTTTCTGCATTAGCAGTGAAAGGTGCAAACTCAATTGCTCTTCCAATTGTTGGTGGATTTTCAGTTGCTTCAAAAGGTGAGAATGTTGCTGCTGATGCTTCAACAAGTGCATTCACAAAAGATCAAATTGCTTTAAATCAACACAGATATATTCAGTGGTTGATTGAAGATATAAGTGACTGGCAATCAAATGTTGGTGTTCTTGCTGAGTATGTAAAACGTGCAACTGCTGATCTTGCTCTTGATATTGATGAGAAGATCATTGCTGAACTTGCTCTTGCATCTTCAACAGCACCAGATCATCAATTAAAATTCAATGATATTGTAAACAATGATCTTGAGTTGATTGACTTACTTGAAGCAAGAAAACTTATGATTGATAAGAACATCAATCCAAAAGAGTTGACTGTTCTTATTCCAAGTAGCAAAGAGAAAGACATGTTACAGATTGACAACTTCATTGATGCTTCAAAATATGGAAGTTCAGAAGGTGTGATGAATGGAGAGATTGGACGGGCTTATGGAATGAGAGTTCTTGTTCATACAAGTGTTGCATCAAGTGCAATGTCTGTTTTCCACAAATCTGCTGTTGGTTTCGCATTACAACAGGGAATGAGATTTCAATCAGAGAAAGACCTTGCAAACCTTGGGACTAGATTTTCCATTGATTATTTAGGTGGTTTTAAAGTTCTTGATGGTGGTGAGAGATGTGTTTACACAACTAATACTTAATATCAAATAGATAATTGAGGGAGAGTGAAAGCTCTCTCTCTCTCTTTCAGTGGAACAAATATGCAAACATCAACACACATCAAGCTATTCATTGAAGCAAAAACAAAGAAAGAGCTTGTGAATAAGATGCTTGAAAACAACATGAAGCGTGGTGCATATCTGAGATATGACATCGTGAAAGATGGAAAGAACTGGACTGCTTGGTTTGAAACAGACATCAAGCATGAAATTCTTAAGAGAGTGACTGATGTCAAGTAAGCAAACAAGACAAGGGAAGGATGACAATTCTTTTGACTGTGACTCAACACTAGGTTGGTTCAGAAAGACCAGAGACATTGCTGGCCCTATACTTCCAAGTGCAGCACTTG